AAAAACATAATCTAAGGAGAAAATACAATGCCATTAAGTAAACTAGCTAAAAAATCAAATAAAAAACTCATGGGAACTAAAAAAACTATGGGAAAAGGTGCTACTGCTAAGGCTAAATCTGGTTCTATGAAAATGAGAGCAGATAAAAAGGCTAAAAAGTCTAAATCTATGTATGCCTACTAGAAACTATAGAAAAGAATACGATAATTATCACGCAAAACCTACTCAAAAGAAAAGAAGGGCTGCGAGAAATAAAGCAAATAGTTTAGTTGGTAAGAAGAATGGTATGGATGTGCATCATAAAGATGGTAATCCTATAAATAATTCAAAAAAGAACTTGACACTTAGAACAAAGAAATCAAATAGGTCTTTTCCTAGAAATAAAAATGCAGGTAAAAAATAATGAAACCAAATAATTGTGGAACTTGTAAAACATGTGGGCATACTTGTCATTGTTCAAATGGTGGCTCATGTTGTGGTGGACAATGTGAATGTAAATGTTGTGAACATGAATCTTATGAGGCGAATAACGCATAATGCCAACATACGAGTATTATAATAAGAAGACAAAAAAGCATTTTACAGAAATACTACCAGTTCATAGAAGAAAGAATCCTTGTAGAGACCCTTTTGTGGAATTAGTTATTTCTGCACCAAGAATTACCACTATATCAGATGTAGGTGGTAGAGAAGATAAAGCTAGAGAACAGATATTAGAATCTGCAGAAATTGGTTTTAAAGAAAGAGATGAACAAGAAAAACTAGGAATGATAAAGGAAGCACCAGAATGGTCAAAACAAAGAAGAGAAAAATCAAAGCAAAAAAGAAGGTGGCTGTAAAAGAGCCAAAACTAAATTGTATAGGTTATCCTCATGATGACCCATATGGATTAATAGCTGCTTTTAAGAAAACATTTGGATTTAATAATGTTACCGATAAAAAAAGAAAATAAGGAATTAACAGAACAACAACAAAGTTTTATTTCTGCTTTATTTGGTGAAGCACAAGGCAATCCTAAAAGAGCAGCAGAACTTGCAGGGTATGCTCCAACATCATATCCAAACGTTGTCAAGAGTTTAAAAAATAATATTGTGGAAAAAGCAGAAGGTGTTCTTGCTATGCATTCACCAAAAGCAGTTATGGGTTTAGTAAATGCATTAGATGAAGATGGCCTTACTCCTGCAGCAAATATAAGAATGGAAGCTGCTAAACAAATATTAGATAGAGTAGGAATAGTTAAAAGAGAAAAAGTAGATATTAATGCTCAAGTAGCTCACGGAATATTTATACTACCCCCAAAAGATGCTCAAACGTAGAACTTCTACAATTCCTTTTGGTTATAAATTATCTGATGACCCTAAGTATCTTGAACCAATACCAGAAGAATTGGATGCATTAAAAGAAGCTAAAGAGTTTACTAATAATTGTTCTTATAGAGAAGTTGCGACTTGGTTAGAAAGAAAAACAGGAAGAAAAATTAGTCACGTAGGTTTACGAAAATTATGTCAGAAATCGAACCACCAAAACCAAAATCAAGTACAGGAAGAAAAAGAGGAAGTCTTAGCGTAGAAGAAAAGGCAAAAATTTCAGCAAGACAATCTCTTAAAGAACAAAAGAAAAAAATAGACAAGACTAAAAGTGAGCTTGTAAATGCCCGAAAAAAAAGGGATGCTATTATTAAAACTAGCAATGCCCTGGAAGGTAAGAAATCTTCTGTTATAGAAACTACAGATGTTGAGCAATTAACACCTAATGTTAAAGAACATGTAAAAGAAAATGTTATCTTTCAACCTAATGAAGGGCCACAGACACAGTTCTTGGCAGCTTCAGAAAGAGAAGTATTCTATGGTGGTGCAAGAGGTGGTGGTAAATCTTATGCCATGCTTATTGACCCACTTAGGTATTGTCACAAAGAAAATCATAGATGTCTACTACTAAGACGTTCTATGCCAGAACTTAGAGATATGATTAATCATTCTCAAAGATTATATGGTAGAGCATTTCCAGGTGCTAAATGGAGAGAGCAAGAAAAAGAATGGCGATTTCCATCTGGAGCTAGAATTGAATTTGGTTATGCAGAAAACTTAACTGACGTTCTTCGTTACCAAGGACAATCTTATACTTGGATAGGAATAGATGAGTTACCTCAATATCCTACCCCAGAAATCTATAACTTTTTGCGTTCCTCCCTCAGAAGTGTAGACCCGGAAATACCTGTATATATGAGAGCTACAGGGAATCCAGGTAATATAGGTTCTATATGGGTTAAAGACATGTTTGTTGACCCTGCAGAACCTGGAAAAAGATTTGATGTTATAATTGATACTGTAGTAGGTCAGAAAAAAATTACAAGAAGATTTATACCTGCTAAACTTCAAGATAATCCGTATCTAATGCAAACAGATGATTATCTTGTAATGTTATCATCATTACCAGAAGTACAAAGAAAACAATTCTTAGAAGGTGATTGGAGTGCATTTGAAGATTGTGCGTTTCCAGAATTTGATGTGGTTAAACATATTAGTGAACCTTTTGAAATACCTCGTAATTGGCACAGGTTTCGTACTTGTGACTGGGGTTATTCTTCTGCTGCTTGTTGTTTATGGATTGCTATTGATTTCGATAACAATTTATGGGTATATAGAGAATTATATACAAAAAGAGTAACAGCAGATGTATTTGCTAGAAAAGTACTAGATGCTGAACAAGGTGAATACATAAGATATGGTATGTTAGATTCTTCTACATGGGCAAGACGTGGAGATGTTGGCCCGAGTATTGCAGAGACAATGATTAGAGAAGGATGTAAATGGAGACCATCAGATAGGTCACCAAAAAGTAGAGTTAATGGAAAATTAGAATTACATAAAAGATTTTCTATTGATGAAAAAAGTGGTGAACCTAAATTAAAGATATTTAATAACTGTAGAAATTTACTTAGAACTTTACCTCTTCTACCAACGGATAAACATAATCCAGAAGATGTAGATACACATGCAGAAGACCATGCGTATGATGCGTTACGTTATGGAGTAATGTCAAGACCATTACATCCTAATAGTAATGATAATGACCAGTTTATGAAACAGAATAGAGAAAATAATTTTAAACCTGCTGACCGCATATTTGGATATTAATGAATATACCAGAAAAAATTAAAGTTGGTTATAGAAATTATAAATTAGAAGAATGGAAACAAACTGTTGCAAGTGCTAATGAAGCACAAGGACAATTTTTTTCTAAAGAAGGAGTAATCGGCTATACTGCTGATGAAAAAGGAGTTTCTCATGCTAACACTTTAATTCATGAAATACTACATGCAATAGTATATCAATGGAATATGGAATTAGACGAGAAAGCGGAAGAACATATAGTTAATGGTATAACTAATGGGCTAACAACAGTTCTTGTAGATAATCCAAAATTAATTGATTATTTAAAAGAAAAAATAAAGGAGGGCTAAATGCCACAACCAGTATTGACAAAATATAAACAGGGCGACCTTGGTATGCCTTATCCAAAAAAGAAAAATAAGAATAATCTTAACTTATCTGCGTATGGCGGAGAAGCTGACCCAGAAGTTGCAACAAAAGATTATCCTACCAAGAAAAATAACCAAAACACAAAAGAATTTTGGTCTAAAGCTAATCAAAAAGATTATTAGGAGAAAATAATGTCAGAAATAATGAAAAAATATAAACATGGTGAAATGTCTAAAGTTGCTGATGGAAATTTTGCAAAAGAAAAACCACAAGCTAGTGTTATGAAAAAATACTCTCAAGGTGAATTTTCTGGAGCAGGAGCAAAAGCATCTAAAGATAAACTAGAATCATGGTCAACTACTAAAATAAAACACGGCTCATTTAATAGTTAATAATGGCAGGTGAAGATGAAATCGTAGCTCTTGGTGAAGACCAAGAGGATGATGCTTTTTCAAGTCTTGCAGGAACTATAAAAGCAAAGTTTCAAACAGCAGAAAACGCTCGTCAATTTGATGAGAAAAGATGGTTAAAAGCATATAGAAACTATAGAGGAATCTATGGTAATGATATGGCTTTTACAGAATCCGAAAAATCTAAAGTATTTGTTAAAATAACAAAGACTAAGGTAATGGCTGCTTATGGACAGATTATTGAAGTATTATTCTAT